TCTTTAAAGTTTTGACCTCCCTTATCTAAAGCATTACTTGTAGATCCCATCATACACTTACCAATAATTCTTCTACCTAATCGTAAACAAGTTTTTGTTACTTTCCAGTTATTTTTAATATTATCTGGTCTCTCCCATTTGCCACTTTCATCGTGAGCTAATAGTTTTAATTTTTCACCATCATAGCTATTATCTCCAGTATTTTTCCAATCTATAGTTGTATCTAATCCATCTAGCTCTTCTAGTTTTTCTCCAGAATCCAGTTTTCTTCTAGTTAATTTAGAAGCTGGGATTCTATATGCCAATTCGGTTTTAGGACGATCCATACCATCTTGGATGGGTTTGAAAAAGAATGGATAGTTAACTGAGATAGGTACAACTTTATCCGTGAACATTTTCTTAGCATCTGCACCTGATTTGGATAATACTCCAAATCTTGAATCGCTGGACATTGTGGCTTGATTAACAAGTTCTGCTGAAGCCATGAATGAAAATCCTGATCGTCTGTTTTTAAGATAGCACATTCCGTAACATCTAGTATCTGCTTTACAAGCTTCCCAGAAGTAAAAGAATAATTTATTTGATTCTCTATAATCTGCTGATCCAATATCAATTTTTGACCACTGTAAATATGTGTAATGAGTACCAGTGATATAATTAGGAGTACCATTGTTATAATACCAATACCCTTCTTCTCTTCTATTAAATTCTTCTTCGATATAATCAAACCACTTTTCTTTAAATTCTAGTGGATATTCATCCCATTCAAAAGTACTTTTAATTCTACTTAATTCTTTTGGATATGGTTGTTTCTCCCAATATTGCTCTTCTTTTTTCTCGCTTCTTTTAAACGCTTTGTTAACTGCTGGTAAAGCAATTCTGAGATTTTGAATTTCAATGATTTCCCCAATTTGTCCTGTTTTACTTATTATAACGAAATCGTAATCTGCATTGTAACCATACTCCCATTTCTTGAACCTATTATTCTTTTTTAAGATTTTAGGGTTGACTACATCTTTTATTATCTTAAATAATGCTTGTTGGTACTTCATTATTTAGATCTTTTTTCAGGTGAAATAGAATAAGATCTTTTAGGTTTGTCATCTTCCTTTGTTTTACCTTCTAATATTGCTTCTTCTTCTTCCATCCTATTAAGAATTTCAAAAGCATCAAATATAGCTAGTTTTTTTGTTGCCGCCGCATTCTTTAGTCTATCAGCAGAGACATCGTCTCCAGAGTCGACTATTGGTTCTTTGGCAACCTTTATTAATTCATTAACTGCAACTTGCCCAGCTTGGATTATACTCTTTTTCGTCTCCTTTGTATTCATGTTTAATTACGATATCATTTGATTTCATACAATATAATCGTTCATTGTCAATAATTACCTCAAATTCACGATTAGGTTTAAATGTAACCAACGTTCCAATATTTATACCTAAGTTGTTTAAATCTTTATTATCATATTTAACAATTCCGGTACAATATTCTTCTACTTGATTAATAACCTTAGATCTATTAATAATTGGTTTTACAAAACATCTATCTAAAAAACAATTCCATTTGTTATTTCTTTTATAAGCATAGACTTGATCATAAGCACAAAAATATAAATCTTCTTTAAAATAAGATCTACTATTTTTTTCATTACCTTTCATATCATAAAATCTTCTAAATACATTATGATGTATAATGACAATATCTCCTATTTTTATAGGAGTTTTAAAGGCAGAAGGAATAGCCACAACTTTCGCCTCTTTACTAACTGATTTAAAGTTTTCTATATTAGTGTTTAAAACAAGAGTTTTATCTCCTATTTTTTTTTCATTATTATATCTACTTTGTAATGGTTCTATGATAAAATCATATAAACTATTCATTATATACTAAATCGAATTCAACAGCTATTGCCATATTAGAATTAAATTTTTTCCAAGGTAATTCTTCGTCTTTTTTTGATATGTATATATTATATGAATTATCATTTTCTATAAATATAATATTAGATATACGATGACCCCCGTATACTTCTTGACCTACAGAATAATGCATTGCATCGTTTTTGTAATCAGAACCTATACTTATTTTTCTAATAACTTTAGACACTTTCCACTACTTTTAATGTTTCTTTTTTATCTTCTTTTTCCACCAGTGTATAAGTGCCTTTTTCTATATCAATATTAACAGCTCCATATTCTTCGAATAATTCAGTTTTGAAATCTTCAACTTTTTTATTTGTTTCCGCTACCTGATGCATTAATCCGTGTTTTTGAGTTTCTAAATATCCTATATCATTTAATAAGTTATTTAACTCTGTTCTATGTTTTCTAATTGTCTCTAATTGTTCTTCTTTAATTTTCATTTAATTAAATTTATTGTTTGTTTTGTTCTAACTTTATGTTAGTGTTTATTATACTGGTATTGGTTCACTCCAAGCTGGAGTCGCCATTAATTGTAATATTTCTGCATGTGAATAAGTTGCTACTGGAATTACACTACCATTTGTTATAAATGTTGGAGTATATCCATTAACCCATTTAATTACAAATTGCGTATCGTCTAAAGATTTTCTTATAGTGAAAACACTTGTTTCTCCTATTTGTGCAAAATCTATTCTGTCTATATCTGTTAATTCTATTACTGCATATGTTCTCATTGCTTTATTTTTTCATATGTTATCTTGGTACTATATCTGCTGCATCCATGTTATATGAAAGCACATTATTTAATGAATCAGGAGCATCTCCTATTCTAGTGTATATATCCATATTAACACTAGTTCCATCATTACTTCCTGCTTGGTCTGGAATTGTCCATTCAGAAGCAACAGCATCATACGTAGCTTCTTCTCCCATTCTCCACCAAGCAGAAGGAGTTAAACTTGTGAGGTCTGTAGGTTCTCCTGAATTATAGATGCTTATAGCGTCTGATAATGTTAATTTAGAAGTCCAATAAGCAAACTCATCTATATTACCATTCCAAGCATCAAAACTACTCGGATAATTTCCTGTTATTACATCTCCAATTTCTAAAGTTCTAGATATATCAGACCATCCAGCAGGCGAATAGGTTAATTCTAATGCCCCATTTAGATATAATTCGCAAGTCTTTGTCGTATCATCCCATACTCCCATTATATGATTCCAGCCTGTTCCTAGTTGTGTCGTTCCCTTATTGTTCCAAACTCCTAAAACTAAATCTGTTCCAGTCGAATGATAACAACAAAAACCTCCATATTGTATATTTGAAGTCGTCAAGGAGCAGAAGGCTACATGCCTCCAATTCGCTGCAAAAGTTCCACTATGTTTAACCCAACAAGAAAAAGAAAAATCTGTTGAAGCTGTACTAATACCACAATCTACATAATCACTTGTCCCATCAAAATCCATAGAATAATTACTAACCTTATCTTTGTTACTTTGCTCAGGCATTAATATCTGAGGTGATTTGAAAGTAGCATTTTCTCCACATCTCCACCATGCTATAGGACTTAAACTGGTTAAATCTGTCGGAACGCCAGAATTAAATATAGAATCTATAACTGGAGCTCCTAATGCTGAACCAAATAAAGCCACTTCGTCTATTTTGCCTTCTGTACGCTGTACACTATATTTTCCAATATAACCTCCAGCTCCTGTATAAGTAATAGGAGTAGCTGTTGATGAAACTGTATTTTCTAATTGACCATTTACATATATCTTCATATCTGCAGAGGTTCCTTCATAGGTACCAGCTACATGGTACCATTGTCCAGTAACAAAACTTGTAGTTCCTTGTACAGCTACCCATCCATAAGTTGCACCGGTATATACAGTAAATATAGCATTAGTAGTAGCAGCTGTTATCCATAATACATAACCATTAGCTCCAACTGATGTGTTATTTGCTAATATTACATTGTTATTAGCTAAATCATCTATGTATATCCATCCTGATACTGTAAAAGCTCCAGTAGGTTGTAAAGTTGCATTAGCACCACAACCTACATAATCATCAGTACCATCAAACTCTAAAGCTTTGGTACTTGAAAATACAGAACCTCCACCACTTTGTCCAGGTAAATTTACAATATTTGGTATAGTATTACTAATTCCAATTAATGCCATTTCTTAATATATTATAAGTATATCTGCTGCTGTTATAGTGGTTCCTGTTGGATCCCAATGATCTATTGTTAAAATAGATATAGGTAAAAAAGACCCTGCTGCTATACCCTTTATTAAAGCCATATTGCCATCTTCCATTATTACTTCTAAATTACCAGCAGATCCACAATAGACCCCTGCGCCTACCTTACTCGACCGCGTTACTAATCCAGAATGAGTCGTATATGTTATCGTCTGCGAATCAAGATATGATACAGTTGGATCATAAGTACTAGTTGGAGGATTGGCCGGTAAACTAGGTGCTGGATTTAAAGGATAACCTTCAGTCCATCCAATGTCTGTTACAGCATCAACTTCTACAGTACAATTACCATCTCCTCCTACTAATGTTAATATATCTCCAACTTTGTAATTTGGTCCTAGTGTAGTAGGGATCGCTACTACAGCTGTCACTTCACCTGATCCTCCTACAGTATTAACTTCTATCTCTGCTCCATATCCTGATCCACCTGTTGTAGCATATGTTGTTGTTGCTGAATAGCTTTCTCCAGCTGTTATTGGTGTTACAGTTACCGTAGTTATTTGATTTGGTATAGAAACAAAGCTACTTAGCGGTTTCATACTGTGCGCAAACACTCTAGGTTCTTTGTAAAACGTACCTATTAAACTCATTCTTTTTTGTTTTTAATTATTATAAAACTATTTTGCCTAATTTTTTTAGTACAAATAATACTAATATCAAAACTAAACCTATATATATAAATTCTTTATATTTTTCCCACCATGATAATTCTCTAAATACTGCTTTTTCTATAGGGACTAAAGTCTCTATATATACAGTATCTCCTAGACATTCTACATCATGATGAATAATTTCTCGTAAAGTGTCGTAATAATACTTCAATACCACTCGCTCATTGTTTATAACTGTCGTAGTATCATGTAATTTTATTATAGTGGTTGTATCGTAATTATAGTTTTCTACAACTACTGTATCCCTTACTATTATCGTATCTTTTTGCGATAATTCAGGATGTTTAGTTATTAATCTATTTAATCTCTCTTGAGGAGAACAACAGACAAATAATAAACTTATTAATATTATTTTGATATAATTTTTGATAATGCTTTTTTTAACCATTCTTTTGTTTGATCTCCTTGAAATAAAAATAATGCTAATGCTACACATAATATAGATAGAAAAGCACCTAATCCTATATGAT